GACAACTACCCGGAGTTCGATTATGTGTGCGTCGAGAACATCACGACCATCAGCGACGAGGGGTTGAAATCCATTGACCTGTTCCTGTTCAGCCGTTTGTGGTGTCAAGGCACTATGGAGCAGGTGGAGAACGTCTATAAAGCCCTGACGCAATACGGAGCGAAAGTCATCCTTGACTTGGACGATTATTGGGTCCTTGAGAGCGGACACATCATGTACCGCCACTATCACCAAACCAAACTCGCAGAGGTCATCCGTAAGCACATCAAATTGGCTGATTGGGTTACCTGTACCACCGAGCATCTTGCTGCCCGCATACGGCCTCTAAACGCTAATGTGAGCATCTTGCAGAACGAGCCATACGAAGCCTATCAGCAATTCATCCCCAACCCCGAAGAAGAACCCGACAAGCACCTCGTCAAGTTCGGTTGGTTCGGTGGGGCGCAGCATGGAGAGGACATGGAACTGCTCCGTGAGGGGATGCAGAAGTTACGCTGGGACGCAAACTTGGATGGCAAGTACCGCATCTATTTGGGAGGCTGGAACGACAATAATCCTGTTTATGAAGGCTACGAGAAAATCATCAGCGACCAAGGGAACAACCCGAACTACGGACGCATTCAGGCTGCTGACATTTACTCGTATGTCGGGGGCTACAACTTCGTGAACGTAACCCTTGCACCGCTCCGGGACACCAAGTTCAACAAACTCAAATCCGAGTTGAAGGTCGTAGAGGCAGGGTGGATGAACAAAGCGATCATCGCAAGCGAAACCATCCCTTACACCGACGTAATCAAACACGGGGAGAACGGGTTCTTGGTCCCCTACAACAAGCCGAAAGATTGGTACAAGTACATCAAACAACTAATCCTTGACCCCGACCTGCGTAAAGGCTTGGCTGACAACCTAACGAGGGACATCAAGAAGCGGTTCAACGTGGCTGAAACCGCCAAGAAGCGGGCCGAGTTGTACAGGCAGATTGGGCGCAAATTGTGAAATTCGGGGGCATCGCACATTTACAAGCAGATGCTTTACCTGAACCCTGACACGACCAACACCCTGACGGTTACTTGGACCGAGCGAGCCAGCACGGGGGACCGCTACATCTTGCGACTTACGAGCATCGCCAAGAACACCACGACCGATTTCACCTTGCTGAAATCTGCCAACCTTTCCAACTATACCAACCGCTATGACCAATTTCAGATTGCCGTGGGGTCGCTTGAAACAGGCTCGTATAAATATGAAGTTTACGATACCAATAGCACGGTTTCAGCAGCCCTTGCGGTGGTTGAAACGGGCTTGGCATTTGTACAAACCGCTGCGATAGGATTCAACACCTACGCAAACACAACCACTTACAACACCTTCCTCGCATCCAGCGTGAGGGTATTCGACTCAACCTTTGACCAATCCTTCGCATGAGCGTACAAACACGAAGCCAACTCCAAGCGAGTGCTGCTACCATTACCAACGAAACCGCTGCCGGGGCTAACACCGCATCCCGTGTTGGTGGTCTATTCGACGACCTTGCCGATACCGCAACGCTTGACAGGGAACGGGGCTTTGCAAACCTTTACCTCGATACCAACACGGCTTTCACCCCAACGCAGGGGCAAAGAGTCAAGTTGACAAGTGCGATGAAATCAGGCGTTTTGTCAACCTACAACTTTTCAAGGACCACGACATCGCTGACCTACACCGGCACAACAGGGGCAACCCTTCGCATCGCTGCGTCCATGGTCTTGGCACAGGGCAACAACCACCAAATCAAGGTTTACATCGCCAAGAACGGCACAACGATTGACCAGTCAATGACTGACATCACAACGGCTCACACGAACGGCCATGCGATTTACACGGAGGCCTACGTTACGGGTGCGGTCAACGATGAGTTCACCATCTACGTCAACGCAATCGATAGCGGTACAAGTATCACGATTTCAGCCCTTTCATTTACCATCCACACGCTATGAGTAATAAATCTACTCAACACTTCACCCAATGGCTTGGGATAGAGCATAAGGTCCCCGTGATGCTGGAGAACAGGTCCGGCAAATACATCACCTACGGCTTTGCTAACGAATACCCCTACTACCTGCTTGACAACTATCGCAGGTCGTCCAAGCACAACGCCATCGTCAACGGCAAGGTTAACTACATCATGGGCGGTGGCTGGCAGGCAGGGGATGACTTGACCGTGGAGCAACAAGCCCGGTTTATCAAGTTCTTCGACGGACTTTCCAGCACGGAGGACCTAAACGACATCACCGAGAAACTGGTCTTGGACTTAGAGATTTTCAACGGCTTTGCGGTTGCGGTTACTTGGTCCAAGTTGGGAACCATCGCCAAGATGGAGCATGTTCCCTTTGAGAAAATCCGGGTTGACAAAGAAGAGAAAATGTTTCAAGTCGCTGACTGGTACAACGATGATATGATGCAGTTGTTCCCCAAGGTCGGCGACATCGAGAAAATCCCTGCATTCGACCCGGAGAACCGCCTCGGAAAGCAGTTGTTTTATTACAGGGTCTATGCTGCTGGCGTGAAGCACTACCCTCTCCCAGAATACATCGGAGGGAACGCTTGGATTGAGGCAGACGTACAGGTCGCCAACTTCCACAACAACAACCTGCGCAACAACTTTTGGGGCGGTTACTTGATAAACTTCAACAACGGGATTCCTACCCCCGAAGAGCAAGGCGACATCGAAAGGCAAATCAAGCGTAAGTTCAGCGGTACGGACAACGCTGGTCGCTTCGTTGTAACCTTCAACGATGATGCAGCCAAGGCCCCGACTTTGGAACCGCTCACACCGAGCGACATGGATAAGCAGTTCGAGATTTTGAACAAAGCCATCCAGCAAGAGATATTCATCGCCCATCGTGTAACCAACCCCATGCTATTCGGAGTCAAGACCGAAGGCCAATTAGGTGGACGCAACGAATTGGTCGAGGCTTACGAACTATTCAAGGCGACCTACGTCAACGACCGGGTCCGCAAAGTGGAGCGGATGATTAACTACCTCGGCTCCTTCAATGGCGTGGAAGGGATGGAACTTATCCCCGTTGAGCCTATCACGGAGCGACTAAGCGAACAAGCCCTGTTGCAGATAATGACCCAAGACGAACTGCGTGAGAAAGCAGGTCTGCAACCTTTGGAGAAACCTGCCGACGTTGTGGGACCTAATCCCCAACCCGATGAGCAACCGCAAGCCGTGGAAGCATTGCAGAGCAACGACAACATCAAGAAACTATCGGGGCGTGAGTACCAAAACCTGATGCGTATTGTCAGGCAGTATATGCAGGAGAAAATCACGCTGGAGATGGCTCGGACCATGTTGTCAGCCGGCTTCGGTCTATCAGCCCAAGAGATTGACACGATGCTGGGCGTTCAGGCCCAAGAGTTTAGCGAGCCTACGTGGGGCGAAGAAGACGACGAAGACTACGGATGGGGGGACGAAGAGTTCAAGGTCTTGGAAGTGGTTGCAAGCAAGTTCGGATGCCATGCAGACGATTACCACGTGATGCACTCCAAGCCGATGCGGTTCGACACCAACATCGACGAAAACATACGGTTGGCCTTTGCCGAACTGGGCGAAGAAGAAGTCGAACTGGACAAGAAGATTGAGGCGTATCGCAAGAAGAACCGGGACGCATCGGTTGAAGAAATGGCAAAGGAGTTCGGGGTCAGCAAAGCCAAGGTCGCCAAGCGTGTCGCCTACTTGATTACCAAGGACCGCTACCCAATCAGTCGGGCCGTGGACAAGATTGCCGAGCAGAACCTTCCCAAGAATGTCAAGGAAGTTGCCGAACCTGTACTGGAGGTCCGCTACAAGTACGCATGGGCCACAGGGTTCAGCAACAAGGACAAAGGTTCGAGCCGTCAGTTCTGCAAGGTCATGCTTGACTTGGCCGGGCAAGGCAAGGTTTACACGAGGGACGACATCGACGGGATTTCTGCGATCATGGGCTACTCCGTATGGAATCGCAGAGGCGGTTGGTATCACACACCGAGCGGAGTGAATCGCCCCCAATGTCGCCATGTATGGGAGCAGCAGTTGGTCATCCGTAAAGGCAATAAAATCAGCAAGGCATGAAGGCACTCTTTATAAGCGAAGAAACGCTACTGGACAATAGCATCATAAACGAGAACGTCAGTTACACGCAGATACGTCCAACGGTCATCAAGGTCCAAGAGATGCGGATTCAGCCCATCGTTGGCTCTCCGTTGTACGGGGAATTGGTTACGCAGGTCGTCAGCGGTTCAACGTCTGCCCTGAACCAAACGCTCTTGGAGGACTACATCCAGCCTGCGATGATTCAATGGCTCTACTACGAGTTGCCCATGGTCCTTGCGTTTAAGTACATGAACAAGGGGATGGTTCGTAGAACGAGCGAGGAAAGCAGCCAAATGAGCATGGAAGAAATCACCCGGCTGACCGATAAAGTCAAGAACGATGCGGAGTGGTATTCCGAGCGAATTACCCGGTACTTGATGGAGAACCGCAATTCCTATCCGCTCTGGAACTCGCCTCCTTCTGCTCTTGACACGATCTACCCGAACGCTACGAACTACCGAACCGGGATGGTTCTTGACCGCAACCGAAGAATGGGAATCAGCAACCTTGACTACCCCTACCCTTACGGTCAATTCGGGGCGTGTAACGACTGCTAAGCATGGGAGCGCATAAAAAAAACATACTGAAAC